CGATTCACAAACCCTATCGCCAACCTCCACACAAAAAGTACACAATAGTACAAACAGAAAGAGACGATTATGCAAATACAATTCAAACAATCCATGCTATAATATAGACAGTGAAAGGGAGAAACAAACCTTTCATAATATGATGTGATGGGAGATAGAGTGGAATGACAATTAGATTTACAAAGTACCTAAAAGATGCGGCTGTTTTTAAGCCAATGGATGAACGTATTACAATAGAAGTAACGCCGGAAGATTTGAATTTAATTATTAGCGTAAGGGGCTTTAAGGAAACAACCAAACAGGGGCACTACTGGAAACGTACAGCCTATAACGAGGGTGAAGCTCTTGACATTATGAGTTGATAAAGGAAAGGATGTCCGGTGGGAAACGAAACGTTTGAAAGGAGAGAACGAAAATGAACGAATGGTTTTGCACAGTATTTCCGAATGACCTTGATGAAATGCCACAGGATTTTGAAAGCTATGTAGAAGCGAATAAATACGGCGTTGAAATGTTTGGAGAAGGCAATTATACCATTGAAAGTCCGTGTTAATAACACCCATCCGGGGTACAAGTGTAAAGGAGAGTTAATTATAAATGTGTAATTGTAGATTTTGTTGCAGAGATGAAAATTTCGCGTATTTTATAATTGGAGACACTGGAAAAGGTTCACGATTGCTTATGAGAAGTGGTGGCGACATGCCTTTGATAATTTTATCTGAAAAACTTAGCCAAAATAGATGGCATACATTGGCTGTTTACACTCCTAAATTTTGTCCAGAATGTGGAAGAAAGTTGGTGGATTACAATGAAACTTAAAAAAGAACACATTGCATTTTTAAACGACACAGCAAGAATAGATTTTGATAGTGCAATGCAAATGGTAGATGGTGTAAACATGTTGTCCGAAGTTGAATATGGTTTTGTGCATATGAATGAAGATGAATACAGGTTGGTTTACTGGGAAGATGGCATTTTAAAAGATGCATATAAGAATTGTGAGGATTAAAATGCTGATTATCAGTTTAACTAACCTTATAAAGATGCTCGTATTAGCGTATATATTGGGAATTTTAACGTTTGTTATTATTGTGTTTTTAATTTCAAGGAAGTTGTGATAAAATGTACTTAGATTTTGTAAACGCGCTTAGAACGGTTGGAACGGGCTTAATATTATGCTCTTTAGTTGGAATAGTTGCAATGATTAAATCCAAAAACAATTGGAGGGATTTAAAATGATAGACATAGGCTTAACAAATGCACTTGCGCAAATAAGAGATGCCCTGTATGAAATTTCTGATACCATAAAAGAGGCAAAAGAAACAGAAGATATGGTTAATAAATGCGAAAACTGCCCATATAAAACCTATTATGAACAAGGGTATGTTTAAAGTCAAAAACGGCAGAAATGATTAAAAGGAGGGTTGACGATTTAATAAATGCCGTTTATAATATAATCACAAAAAATAAAAAGGAGATATTTAAAAATGAAAGCAAAGATTTATGAGGGTCGTATTTACAGCGTAATTAAGGAAAAAGATGGGAATTTCTGTGTTGAAACAATGGATGGGTTGTATAAGAGTGATGCAGAATTCAAAAAGGCAATGAAAGCCAAGGGAGAAAAGTTTATCGGCATTGCAAATAAAGAGACGGTTTATAACATATATGAAATTAGCGCAGAAATTGTAAAAGAACATGGTACGCTTGTAACCGAATAATTTAGAATGGAGTATTTAAAATGGCTTATAAAAAGAAAGCAGAAACTAAAGAGCGAGTTGAAACAGTTTTTGACGTAAAAGGTGAGTTGACTTTCTGGGTAAAAACTGGTAGTAACGGAAAACTTTACGCTTCCACGTCTGTAAAAAACAGTGACGGAGACAGAATGTTCTATTCAGTCTTTTTTAGAAAAGAAGTTGATTTGACCGACTTTGATGACGGGATGAATAAAATTAACGTGAAGTCCGGTTTTATTACATGCTCGAAAATTGGTGAAAGCGTCCGACCGAAAATTATGGTTTTGGATTTTGAGTAAGAGAGAAACAGCGCCCCGGGTAACCGGGGCGCACTATTTAGAAAGTAGGTGTTAAGGATTGAAATACACCGCTGGGAACTTAAGAACAAGGGATATCGACAAAGAAATTCGTGCTTATAATAGACGTTTGCTACAACTACAATCGAAAAATGAAGCGTTTAAAATTCTGGACACGTTGACGCGCACAGAAGTAATGCGAGGAAGAACCGATGCAGAAATAGCGCGGGAACTGAACCGTTTACAAGAATTGGCAAAACCTGAAAAACAGAAAATGGTAAAGTACAAAGCTGGTAGCAGTTTAGAAGTTCCTCTATTTGTCCGTGAACAAGTCGAACGTGCCATCACAAAAGCGAATAAGCAGACCATGAAAAGGTTTGAAATTCTGGAAGCACAGCGTAGAGGCGCATTCTACACGATTGAACAAGAAAGTTTAAGGCCCATTACAAAAGGTACGGGCAGAACGCTGATGGAAGTTAAAAAGAGATTGGAGACTGCACAAAATCGTGGACGTAGCGGCTATTTAACATTTATGGATGAAAAATACAAAAGAAACTATATTAAAGCCATTCAAAACAATTTCGGTGCGGCTGGTGATAAGTTAGTTGACAGGATAAGTAAAATAAGCGGTACAGCTTTTTATTTTGCAAGTCAAGACCCTTTCTATGGTTCGTATCTTGAAATTGAATATTCATACGGTGAAGAAGCAATAAATGCTATGATAAATAAAATTGAAAACGCTTTGACGGTTTTAAACTTGTAATGTTTACCGCAGACTTTGAAACCACAACAGATAAAAACGATTGTAGGGTTTGGGCTTGGGCCGTTTGCGAAATTGGTGTTATAGATAATATTGTAATTGGCAATAATATAGAAAGTTTTTTCAAAACATGCGAAGAAAGCGGAAATTTAATCCTTTATTTTCACAACCTGAAATTTGACGGTGAATTTTGTATCAGTTATCTATTAAAGCATGGATATGAATATGTTGAAACGAAGAAACTTTACAATAAGCAATTCAACGCGCTTATATCTGATGAGGGGCAATTTTATAAAATAAAGATACGGTTTGATAATGGCAATAGTTTAGAATTGCGTGACAGTATGAAACTTCTGAATTATTCAGTTGATGAAATAGCAAAGGCATTCCATTTGGATATTCAAAAACTTGAAATTGATTATAATGTCCCACGTGGAACAAACCATATTTTAACGAAAGAAGAAACTGAATATTTGAAACATGATGTGCAGATAATGTCGCTTGCGTTAGACCGTATTTTTAAAATGGGTTTTGAAAAATTAACACAGGGAAGTTGTGCGCTGGAAGATTTTAAAAGTATCATTGGGAAAAGGAGGTTTAGAACATTGTTTCCAGAACCAAATTATGATAAAGATATTCGTAAGGCTTATAAAGGCGGCTTCACCTACTTGAACCCGATATACGCGGATAAAGATGTAGGTGAGGGTAATGTATTTGACGTAAACAGCCTGTATCCGTCCCGCATGTATTATTGTGATTTGCCATGGGGTGAGCCGAAATTTTATGACGGTAAGTATGTTGAAGATGTAGAACGACCTCTGTATATTCAGCTGTTTAAATGTGAGTTTGAATTAAAAGAGGGTTATTTACCTACGATTCAACTAAAAGGAAATAGCCGCTTTGTGCAAACCGAATATGTAACATCGAGTAACGGAGATATTGTTCCGCTTTGTTTAACAAATGTAGATTTTGAGTTGTTTTTAAAGCATTACAACGTTTATAATCTCGAATATATTCGTGGGTGGAAATTCAGAGCATCAAAAGATTTGTTTAAAAAGTATATTGATAAATGGATGCAGGAAAAAATAAAAGCTGGGAAAGAACACAATCCAACTATGCGTAATTGGTCGAAAATCATGCTAAATTCTTTATATGGCAAATTCGCGCTTGACCCTATCTGTGCTAAAAAACACCCGTATCTTGATAAAGGAATAGTTAAATACAGAACTTCCCCACCGGAGACAAGAGAAGCGTTGTATCTTCCGGTAGGTGCTTTTATAACCGCGTACGCGCGCAGATACACAATTGAAACCAGTCAGAAAATAAAAGAATACAGCATAGAAAAATACGGTAAAGACATGTACATTTACAGCGATACGGATAGTATTCATACAACTTTACCAGTAGAAGATATTAAAAAATTCATCGAAATAGATGATTATAAGCTCGGTGCATGGGCGCACGAAAGTCATTTTACAAGGGCGCGATTTTTAAGACCGAAAACGTACATTGAAGAAATAGACGGTAAATTACATGTTACCTGTGCGGGTTTACCGGATAAAGGGAAAGAGCAGGTTACATGGGAGAATTTTCACCCATGCGCAACGTACACAGGGAAACTAATGCCCGTCCATGTTGACGGGGGAATTGTGCTTGTTGATAAAGAGTTTAATATAAGGGGCTAATTTATATGTACAGCAATTTTATTGAAAAATATTCCGACTTGAAAAGAGCTTATGTAAATTTGATGAAAGATAGTAAAAGAATCTATGAAGAAAATGATAACATGGAACATAAATATAATGAGATGTGTGGTTTATATGATGAAATTAGTTTGAAACTCGCAAAAGCAATTATTAAAATCAATCGACTTGAAAGTGAAAACAAAGAGTTAAAAAGAAATCTTGAGGAATTATGCAAAGAAAAATGTTCGCTTTGCGAAACCAATTTAAAATATATGAATGGATGGAGATTAGAAAAATGAAAGAATTTTTCAAATATTATATGCAACTAAAGAAATTTTATCAAAAGCTGTTTGAATCAATTATCCATATTTGAACAACAAAAATCCATGGCATAATTTGTAAATTACAGGTATGATTATAATAGGATTTACAGGAAATGTAAATACTATTTACAGCGGAGTGCAACGGGTGAAACCGACCGTCTGTAACATCGGGCCTTGCAAGCTATAATATTTCTGCCTGTAAATCCTGTTGAGGTGATTTAATGTACTACGATATAAATAATACGTTATCGTACAACGCACTTTTTAATATTGTGCTTGGTGGTCGTGGAATTGGGAAGTCCTATCAATGGAAAATCAAAGCGGTTCGGGACTTTCTGAAAAAGGGTAAACAGTTCGGGTATATTCGGAGATACAAAGATGAGTTGTTAAAAACCGCAGATAAATATTTTAATGACATTATTAAAAATCAGGTTTTTCCGGATACAAAAATAGAATACGATGGCGGGCAATGGTATATTAATGAAGAATTAGCCGGATACACTTTCGCATTAACGAAAGCAAGCGATTATAAATCAAGTGCTTTTCCTGATATTTCAAATCTGATTTTTGAGGAATTTATAATTGATAAGCCGCATTCATCTTATTTGAGAAACGAGCCGTTTTTACTTTTTGACCTGTATGATACAATAGCAAGAATGCGTGACGATGTTATCTTATTTATGCTTGGCAATGCAATTTCAATGGCTAATCCCTATTTTATACAGTGGGATTTATCATTACCGAAAAACAAAAATGCAGTTGTAAGGGACAATATTTTATTACAGGTCGTACCAACAAGCGCAGAATTTAAAAGAGCAAAAGAAAATACAAGATTTGGGCAAATGTCGCGTGCCCTTGGATATGCAGAATATTCTGTGGATAATAAATTCTATTTGGATGATGAAGCTCAGATAATGAAAAAAGGGAAAAACACGCGGTTTTATTTTACTCTTGTTTGGAGGGACAAAAAATACGGCGTGTGGTTTGATTATGACACAGGCATGACGATTATATCATACGACTACGACCCTTACAATACATTGGTTTTTACTCCAGACAAAGAAAGTATTAACAAGTCGATTCAATATGTAAAGCAGTATGAAAGGCATCCATTCTTTAGAAGAATAAAAGAAGCGTTAGAAACTGGTACACTAGCATATGAAAATGAAAAAATTCAACATGAAATTAAAAGCATGTTGAAAATAATTATTTAAAAAGGAGAAAAACAATGACTTACACAACTTGGATTACGGCTAACCCACTTGTAAATGTTACACAGGTTTTCGGGGGTTCTCATCGCGGTAAAGACTGGAACACGCGGGATGCTTCCGGGGTAATGGGTGACACGATGGTGCGGGCGATTGGTGACGGTGAAGTTGTACGTAGCGAATACGGCACGGGTGGAAACTGGTCGTGGGGAAATTTCATTGCGATTTACTATCCGGCTCTTAACCGCACTGTGCTGACTGCGCACCATGCTGAACGCCTTGTGAATGTTGGCGATTCTGTTTCAGCTGGAACACCTATTGGAAACTTCGGAATGACTGGTAATACAAACGGACCGCACTGCCATGAGGAATGGCATGTTGGCCGAGGGATTACAAATAATCTGGTAACGCCCGAAGATGGCTTCCCAAATATCGTTGGGCGTTATGAAGTGAAATATGGGGGAGGTGAGACACCTATGCCCACTGAATTTACCGCAAATATGCTGATTGTTGTTTTTGCCGAAAATGGCCATACCATTAACAGCCCCGCGAGTAATGACCCCGAAAACTATGTGTATTTTGGAAACAAGCGCAAGTTCCGCGTGATGGTTGACAATCTTGATAAAGTCCAAGAGTTCGGAAGTTGGAATTACTGGCAAGATATTACAGATGTCGCCGTCTTGAAAATCTTTAATAAAGATTTGAGTGAACTGCCCAATGTGTGAAAAATTGAAAGCACTTTATATTGAAAGCTACATCAATTATCAAAAAGCGAGTTCTAAAGAAGTAGGTATGATGTACGGGATTTTTCTTGGTGTGCGAAAATGTTGTAATATTTTGTACTCACAAAAGACTGTTGCAGATTTCCAAATTTTAGCAAATGAATTTGCTAATAAAAGGGTGTGAGAAAATGGATTACACAGTAATGACACAGATAGTTAGTACGCTCGGATTTCCGATTGTAATGTGTGGCGTTCTTGTTTGGCTGAATGTCAAACAGATGAACGCGCACGCGGAAAGTGAAGAAAATTTTACAAATGCTCTTGCGGATAATACGAAAGCGTACATTGAATTGAAAGACGCTATTTCAAACTTGAAAGTGAAAGGAGAAAACTAAAAATGAAACTTAGCGAAGCCCGTGAATTTATTGACCGTCTTTACAATAGTGAGGACGGCATGACGGACGACATGCGCGAAGATTTGCGCAGGCTCCACGACAGTGAAGATGAACAAGAGGGGATGGAACGTTACTGGAAAGAAATGTCCGATAAAATGGACGAAATTTCCAATGCGTTTAAGGATTTTAAACGCGATTATGTTACCCGTGTTTTGACTGGCCGTGATGCTGTTAGAAAGCATGTTGAAGATTTGAAAGATGATGATTTTGATGATATCAAAGATGAAACCGAAAAAATCAAATCCATTTTTAATGAGGAGGTAATTGAGAAATGAAAAGCGCAAAAGTTTTGACAAATGTAACCAACAATGCGCCGCAGATTCTGACTGCACTTCGTGCGCAGATGGTTGCGGAAAATCCCAGCTTTGATAATCGACTCCCGCAGGTGACGCAGGATAATATCCGGGAATTTGGCACGGCGGTACTTGATTATCAGCCCACGCAGAATGCTTTTGTAGATACTCTTGTCAATCTAATTGGCCGGGTATGGATTACGTATCGTTTGTTCACTAACCCTATGCGGGTACTTAAAAAAGGTATTCTTGAGTACGGTGATACGGTAGAACTTGTTTACACCAACCTTGCAAAGGCGCACCAGTTTGACCCTGCACAGGCTGAAGAAGAATGGATGAAGCGTGAAATTCCTGACGTAAATACCGCTTTTGCAAAACTGAATTATCAAGTATTTTACAAGCAAACTATTTCCGATGATATGTTGCGTCAAGCGTTTATGTCGTGGCAGGGCCTTAGCGATTTTATCAGTTCTGTTTTCAATGCAATGTACACGGGTGCGGAACTGGATGAGTTTACCACTATGAAAAATCTGCTTGCGCAGTATGGTACGGCTGGCAAGTTTGCGGTTGAAGTAATTGACGAAGTAACCGACAACACTTCCGCGCACATGGCCCTTGCGAAAATGAAAGCCGTATCTAACAAAATGGCTTTTATGAGGTCTGATTATAACAGCCTCGGTGTTCTTACCGCAACTCCGAAAGAAAAACAGGTTCTTATTATCGATGCAGATACTGATGCTTATCTGGCCGTGCTTGGTTATAGTACCCTGTTCAATCTTGAACCCGCAAAAGTTCATTACCGTGTTATCGTTGTGGATGAAATCCCCATTGCAGACACGCATGCAATTCTGATTGATGAAGATTTCTACGCCGTGTGGGATGCTTTGCAGAAATTTACTCGTGATATGAACGGGCAGGGGCTTTATTGGCAGTATTGGGCGCACTACTGGAGAATCATGGCGGTATGCCCGTTTGCAAATGCGGTTGCGTTTGTTACTACTGCTCCAACAATTACAAATATCACAGTAACCCCAGCGGCAACAAATTATGCGCAAGATACTGCAACTCAAATGAATGTCGCCGTTACGGGTACTGGGCTATATCCGCAGGGGGTAACGTGGAGTATTAGCGGAAATACTGACACAACTACAAATATTGCCCGAGATGGTTTGCTGTATTTTGGCAAGGCCGAAACTGGTACAATTACCATTACGGCTACTTCTGTTTTTGATAAATCCAAAACTGGTACAGCTACCGCGACTAAAGCATAAATGTTTATAGCCGGGCGGGTAACTCCGTCCGGCAAATATAAAGGAGAAGAAAATGGCAATAAATCCCAACACAACAATTTATCTGTGCGCAGGTGTTCCATGGGGGAATGATTACGCACACGTTAGATTGTTCCAAAATATGGAAGAACGTCTTTCTTTTCTTTCCACAAAAATCATAGCAACGCTTGACGGGGCAACTTATCAACGTGACGATAAATTCGTTTCATTCCCAGCCAATTATGAAACGATTTCAAACTGTAATTACATGTATTACCGAAATAATAATCGGTGGTATTTCAACTTTATCACGGATATTCGTTTTCAGAACGAAAATAAAAGTGATGTGTATTTTGAACAGGATGTTTTTCAAACATGGTTTGCAGATAACACATTGAAAATCTCTTTCGTTGAGCGTGAGCATACAAATGACGATACATTTGGAAATAACCTTGTGCCCGAAAATCTGGAAACGGGGGAATATGTTTATAATACCAACATTACATCGGGTTATGGCACAATTTACGATTTTACTCCCGGAATAATTATAGGTGTTTCCGAAAGACTTGACGGAGCGGCTACATCTGATTTGCTTGATAACACTTTTACGGGATTATCATACTATTATGCGAAAAAAGAACGCTTTGATGTTGCAGTTAATTTTGTGGAAGAATATGCAAAAAGCGGAAAAGCGGACGCAATCATTACAATTTTTATGTATCCTCTGGAACTGATGAACGTGTTTGACGCAAGTCCTAGTTATGGTTGGGTTAGTGGTTTTGGGAGTGAAAGAATTTACGGAAACAAACTGTTAAACGTTTTTGCCCCGCTGGATGGCTACACTCCAAAAAATAATAAAATGTACTCATACCCTTACAGGGCGCTTGAAGTTTACGGCTCCGGTTCTGGAGGTAAAGAATACCGATATGAATATTTTGATTTTGACGCTCACGGAACAAATGGTCCGTTTGTATTGTTTAGCGCTTTAGGGGGTTCTGCCCCTATTGTTGCAACACCTCTTAACTATAAAGGGCTTAATATCTGCTTGGATGAAAGTGTCACAATGAATGCGTTCCCGACATGTTCATGGGTGAACGATACTTTTAAAAACTGGTATGCTCAAAATCAGCTGGGATTAAATATAGGTGTTGTCACCGGAACAATTGCAGGCGCACAGGGTGCAATAACAGGAGTTCTTACAGGAAATTATGTAGGTGCAGTTGATAGCACAGTAGGCGCAGTATCGAAAATTCTTGATACAATGGTAACTATTACACAGCACCAAATTTTACCAGATTCAGCACGCGGGAATACTGCATCTGCTAATGCATTTTTTGCTAATGGTCAATGGTATTTTTACATGTTCCCGAAATGCATTCGCTACGAATTCGCAAAGCGTATTGATGATTATTTTACTATGTTCGGGTACAAAACAAATGAACTTAAAATCCCTAATTTGTACGGTAGAAAATCATGGAATTTTGTAAAATGCACTGAATGTAATTTAATAGACAATATCCCTGTTGTAGCACACAATCGAATTAAACAGGCATTTGAAACGGGTGTTACTTTTTGGCATACAAACGATATCAAAAATTATGGTCTTGATAATTCTATTGTTTAAGGAGGTGCAATAATGGCAAGAAAAGGAATAGGTGGTAGAGATTTTCAGTTTTTTGATTCTCTAGCACTTAACAATGTAACTTACAACGAATATACAATTCGATTGCTCAATATTGCACTAGCCCGGTTTAAATGGGAAAATGTGCCAAAAGGGATTGATATTCGATACCTCGAATTGATGCTCATTACACAAGGTTCAGCACTGGTTTTTTATGAAGATAGTCTAGACCAATTTTTTGGTCTGGGGGTTGCGTATACAGGCCCGCTCAACTGGTACGGAGTACCGTCTGAACGAAGCGCAATTGCCGCAAATGGCACGCCTTTTAGAATGTTGGATGAAACAAATAGCGTGTTAATTTTTAATAACATGGCAAGAACAGGCGATGCTTACATTATAAATGAGTATGCGCGCAAGCTATATGAAGTTCAGCGAAATGCAGAGACGAACGCAAATTTACAAAAGTTTTCGGCTTTCATTGCGTGCAACGAAAAAGAAAGATTGTCGCTTAAAAACCTAATTATGAAGTTGGACGGCGGTCAACCGTTTATTTACGGTGATAAGTCCTTGAATCTTGACAGCATAAAGCCGATTAACCTAGATATCCCGTTTATTGCACGCGATTTGCTCTCCGTGAAAACGGAAATTTATAACGAAGCGTTGACAAGTCTAGGGGTTGTTTCAGCTTTCACAGATAAACGGGAAAGACTTGTTGCAAATGAAGCCGCCGCCCCGTTCGGTTCGCTTGAAATGATACGGGAATCTTACCTGTATGAACGAAAACAGGCGTGCGAAAAAATAAATGAAATGTTTGGCACTAACATAAGCGTAGAGTTTAATTCTGAAATTCCAATTGTGCCGGAAATGGGCGGTGATATTGAAAATGAGTAGTTACACCGTTGAATTAAGACAACTTATTCAAAATGGTTATGACATAGGACTAAAGGACTATCCTATTTTTGATGAAAGTTACCGTGAAACGCTTAACAATAAAATTATAACGCATTATTGGATGAGGGAAATAGGAGCGGAAACGGCAGGTCTTTTTAAACTTTATCTTAACCGTACCATGAGTGAAATAATGCCGTACTACAACCAACTTTACAAAAGCGCACAGATTGATTTTGACCCTCTAAACGCTTACAATTACTCCGAAACAAACATGGAATTTGAAAACGTTGAAAGCGACGGTACCCGCACTGACACGGCAGACGGAAAAAGTCTTTACAGCGATACCCCTCAAGGGTTGCTTGATAATGGTGCTATTGCAGACGAAAAATATTTAACGTCTGCAACTTTAAATGATTCCTCGGCTTCTTCAACGGCTAACAATTTACAGAAACGTGACCGAAATTTTGAGAAGAAAGTGCGCGGGAATATGTATCATAATTTGAGCGAATTGCTGAAAGACTACCGGGAAACATTTTTGAATATCGACATGGAAATTATCAATAACCCGGAAATACAAAACTGCTTTATGAAACTGTACTAAAGGAGGTGAATAATATGGATTTTCTAAATGTGGTCCGATGCTGTACTCCCGCTTTGCCGTCTGCTTATGCGGATGCGCTATCCTATTATGATGCACTGTGTAAATTACAGGGGGCAATCAATGAAGTTATTCAAACCCTTAACACTTATACACCAGTTACGGAAGATTGGGTAAAGGATTATGTTGCAAGCCAACTAAATAATATCATAAAAGATATTGAGGATTTTGAAAATTCTGTTGATGGTAAAATCACTGATTTGGAAAATCAATATGCGCAATTTACACAGGAAATAAATAACAGAATTCTTGAAATTATAGAAACAGTTAATAAAAATAACCAAATATTCTATAATTATATCATTACAGTTGTTAATCAGAAATTGGAAGAAGTTGTAAATAGGCTTAGTGATGAAACGATTATTAACAACCCTGTATACAATAAAATGGACAGCTTGAAAAATACACTAAATATGATGTATGCGGGTATCCGACAAAGTGGTATTACAGCTTATGAATATGCAAAGCTAGGACTTACAGCAACAAAATATAAGTCGTACAATGTTTCAGCTTTCAATTACGCAACAGCGGCCCGTTTTATTTGGCACAAACTTATTTATGGTGTATATTCTGCCATTACAGGGATTTTCACTTCTGTACAACAGGCAATGAACGAACTAACGCAACAGCTTAGAATAAATGGTTTAACTGCAAACGAATATAAAGCGTTAGATTTAACCGCTACGGCTTATCTTGCAAAAAATTGGACGGCTTACATTTATTCTTGGAACTCAAAAACTTAAATAAAAGGAGATAAATTATTATGGCAAGCACTAACAAAACGACTACACTCGACCTTTCACAGTTTGTGGGAACTGACAAGCCCGACTGGCTCACCGATTATAATGAGGATATGGAAAAAATTGACACGTGGGCAACAACTGCCGATTCTGATATTGCGGATGCAAACAACAAAGCAACGCAAGCCGTGAATACGGCCAATGCCGCGAGTACTGCCTCTAACGCCGCAACTACGGCCGCTAACAATGCCGTGACCGTTGCAAATAGTGTTATTAATGGCTGGGAGGGAATTATCCCAACCAATATTAACACTAAGATAACCGAAATGACGCGCACTATTCGCGGGAATGTACCCGCGGGAATCTTGTTTATTTCTACTTATTTTTATAAAAGTGATGGTAATTTTTCATTGGCCGCAAATGAAACATTATTTACAATTCCTGCTAAATTCAAACCGGTATCCACTACATTGTATGGTGCGATCACTTTGAAAAATAATACCGATAATTACACCATCTCTAATCTATCTATTGATGCAAGTGGCAATGTTAGCTTGTGGTCTGGTGCTAGCACTATCACAGGAATTAAAGAGATGATTATAAATTCTATTGCTGTAATTCCTGTATAATAAAAAATGCCCGCCGAAAGGCGGGCTTTTTGTTATTCAAAATATGTGTCCCTTGGCTCTAAAACATAGTTGTTTGGATTTTTCCAGTATTCTTCCTCAACCCTCTTCAATGCTTCATCCCTGCTATTCGCTTCAATGTCAACAACTGTCTTGTGAATTTCTGTAATAGTAATTTTGTAGTTCATTCTCTATCACCCCTTTCACTGTCTATATTATAGCATGGATTGTTTGAATTGTATTTGCATAATCGTCTCTTTCTGTTTGTACTATTGTGTACTTTTTGTGTGGAGGTTGGCGATAGGGTTTGTGAATCG